TAACAATCATACAAATAGTTACCAGTCTCGCTTACTAAGTAATGAAGGATTAAATCCTCTTCCTAAGAAGTTTAACATGATCACTGTACCTACTACAGAAGATATGTTTGAATTAAAACCTGACTATAAGTACACTATACGCAGACTTAATGATGAAGCTCTTAATCCAGACTTTCAAGAAGATGCTTTAGGCTATCCAATGCCAATAGGTCTTACTAGAGATGGTGCTAAAGTTAATGGTCAAAGTCAATGGCTTAATCCTAAATATGATCAAATAAGAAATAACCCAAGAGATGCTGAGTTCTATCATTCTTTTGTTAGCAGATACTTAGCAATGCAGGAACAAATTACAGGTTTTAATTTAGGATATAATTTTCCTGGATACGAACAACAATCACTTGATGAATTTAAAAATGAAGGCATTATCAAAGGTTTTAAAAATAGAGCTAAACTTTTTAGAGATAAAAATTTAGTTATAGGTAGCAACTATGATTTTAATTTAAACAACTATAGATCAAATATTGATGATCGTGTTCAATTAAAACATAACTTAACTCTCCCTATAGAGCAGCAAACTCGTGATGGTATATCAGCTGTGTTGCGTTGGTTTGAAAATGCTCATATGAATGTGGCTTTAGCTGAAATTCAACCTATGGCTAAATCAATGATTAGTTTTATGGAAGGTCATTTTGAATCTTTGGCTCAATCTCAGTTTCCTGAAAAAGAAAAGAGAATGAAAAAATTAAGAGATGTTATTGACCAAATGAAATTTGAATATGATAAGTTTGTAAAAGGTGAATGGAAAAAAGAAGAAGGTGCTACAGGTAGATTTGCTGATTTATTAATGCGTGGCATTGGTTTCACTCGTCTAGCATTTGATCTTCCTAACCAAGTGGGTAACTTACTTTCAGGTAATGTTCAAACTTATTTAGGTTCTCATTCATCTGGTTTATACAGTGGTAAAAACTATTTATGGGCTAAAGGTAAAGTTTATGCTTGGCAAGGTGGTCTAATAGGTAGCTTAATGGCTGACCAAGGTAAATTTGGTGGTAGAAGTTTTATGACTAATATGCTTATGTATTGGAACCCTCAACAAAAATCATTAGAAGACTATTACAATAGAACAAGAACAACTGGTCAACGTTTGATTCAAGGAGCATTAGATCTTAATGGAGGATTCTATGTACAAGATCAAGGTGAATTAGAAATTGCATCTACTATCTGGCTATCTGTTATGGATGCAACTAAGGTTCCATTAGTTGCTACTAGAGATCAAGATGGTAAAGTTTTAGAATATCTTAAAGATACTGATGGTAATATTGAAACAGTAAATGCTTTTGATGCTTACACTCAAGATGCTCAAGGTCGTATTGTTGTAAGAGATGATGTAGAATGGACTAAAGGAGATGAAAAAGCTTTACAGAATACTATTTGGCAAGAGATCATGAGAACTCAAGGTAACTATGCTGAAGCTGATAAAACTCAAATTGAATCAGGTTTTAAAGGACGTTTGTTATTTTACTATCGTAAATACTTAGCTCCATCTATTATTAATCGTGTTGGTAAACTACAAGAAAATTATTCTTCAGGTACTATGGCTTATGGATATTGGAGAGCTTTGCTTAAGTCTATGAAGATAAATGGAAAGTTTAATACATTAGGAGCTATTTTTGGAATTAGTGAAGCAAAAACTGGCGTTAATGATTTTTATAAAATGAAATCACAAATGGCAGCTAGAGAATTTGCCACTGTAGCTTTAATGTATGTAATCGGACTTGCTATTAAAGGAGCTATTCCTCCTGATGATGAAGATGATAAGAAGTATAACATTAAAAACAGAATTATTTTATTAAATCTAATTAATGTTTATGCTAAGGTTCAACGAGAAACATCTTCTATGACTCCTATTCCTCTCATAGGGGGATTGAGAAACTATATTGAAACGCTAGGTGTGTTTACCAATGCTAATAGAGACGTTGCTAGTATTATTCGTTTATTTGAACATGGTATATTTTTAATTGGTGCTCAGTTTTCAGAAAGTAAATACTGGCAAAAAGGAGCATACTATCAAAAAAGATATGGACCATTTAAAAAAGGAGAGGCTAAGATTAAAAAAGAATTAATGAATCTTACAGGATGGATGAACATATTTGAAATTGCACATCCTGAAATGAGAACGAGACTTTATAAAGGACAACAATAAAAAAAGGGTAGATTAAATTCTACCCTTTTTTTCTATTATTATGTCTATAAATAGTAGTCCAATCTCAAGAAGATATACATTAGGATATTCTTTATCCTTATCATATCCTTTGAGACTGTCTATTAATTTGTTAATTGAGAATCTAATTCCCAAAAACATGTGTGTTGGAGACAACACTTCAATTTTAATATTCATTTTATTTAGTTTTCTTTTTTATAGGCTTCTTAACTTCTTCTATTATAAATGGATGTTTCATAATGAAACAATCTGGTGTCCATCCCATATGTTTTTTAAATCCATTGATAAAGCTTTGTATATTAGTTGCTCCTACAGGGTTATGAGAATGTACACAACAGTTTTTTAAATCAACTTTCATTTTTTGACAATATTCTGCTATAAAGTTAGCACAATCTAATCCTGTTTTTTCTTTATAAAGTTGATAGTTTGGTTGTTGAAATCCTTGATTTGTCAATTGATTAAAGTAGTCATCAACGTGTTCTTCTGCTAAGTCATGATCAAAACTTATCAGGTCTGGGATACCATTTTTAACAATCCACTCTGTAAATTCATTATAATTTCTCACTATATTCCATGGATGATATCCAGGAATAGTATCTGTAGGTGTTCTAGTGTCATCAAGGTATAAGCTGATACGTTTTAAAGATTCCTTAGACTGTTTCATAATACTTTAATGTGTTTAAGTATTGATTTTACATTTTCTTTTAACTCAAATAAATCAGAGTTGTTGACAATTTTATAATCAAAGTTCCAATGATCTAATCCAACTTCAGAAGGATGATTATTAATAGGCTCAACTCCTGGTCTATCTATTCTAATAATTATACCACCTTTATTTTTGATAGCTTGAGCTTCATTAGGAAATCTGCAGTCTGTAATAATCCAATTAGGAAAATGTGGTTGTTCATCATCTCCATATTCTATATGTTTATAATCAGCCATAAGAGCAGCTATCCAAATATTGTCTGATAGTGTATTTCTCATACATTCAGTTCCAAGAGTTTGCAAAAACTCACGTATTGTTGTATTTTCTGTTATCATTTTTTAGTTTTTAAATTTCCATTTATAACCATAAGCTGTTTTAGCTACATTACCCTGGCTATTTTTTTTACCTGAACACACTCTATTAATTAAATTATTAGCAAAACCTAATTCTTTTTCTATTTGACTAGCTGACTGCCATTCTTTGATAAAATTATTGTTTAAATCAAATTGTAAAACAGATTTTGATAATTTTTTAGCTATTTTTTCTCCTACTGATTTATCTCTCTTTTTACCAGTATTTGCTTTTTTCATTGCTTCTATTTGTTTATCAAATCCAACACCACTTTTAATTAATGAATTGTTTTTACCTTTTTGATTTTCAGATAATATTTTTTTAATATCATCTGTTCTTTTTTTACCAATTAATTTTTGTCTTCTTTTTTCAATAGTTTCTTTAGATTGTGTTTTACCTAAATTTATATCTCTTAAAAGTTGTTTAGTTTCTTCTCTTCTTATTACACCTAACGAACTACCTGCAACTTTGCAAATATTATATTCAGGTAATAATGTATCAATGTAATATTGTTCTTTTTCTATTAATTCAGAAATAGAACAGTATTCTACAACAGTTAATAAAAAATCAATACTTTTTTTATTATAAGCTCTTTGCAAATGTATATTTGGATGATTGCCTTTAGTTAATCTTTCTAAATGTTTTCTCCATCTATTATTTATGTCATAAGAACTACCAATATAAAAGTATTGATTTTCTGGATTTGTAATTTTATATATACCTGATTCCATACTATAAATATATGCTATATATTGTAGAAATTCTCTAACATTTATGTTAATTTTTTGTTAACAAATTTAATACATCTTGAGACATATAACCTTCTTTAACTAATTGTTTAAATGTTTTATTCTTAAATTCTTGGTCTTCAAAATCTTCTATATCTATACCAGTGAGATGGCTAGCTATATCTTTAAGTTTACCTGCAAACTTTCTAATTTTCCATTCAGATTCCTCATCTAATAGTTCTTCGTAGTCTGAATACTTTGCACATACTTCTTCTATAGTTACCTGTATAGGAGGGGAACATTGTAAATATTGTATAATAGCTCCTACAGCATCTTTCCCAGAATTTGAATATCCATTAATTCCTATGATCATAAGGTGGTTTTTTTAACATTGACAAAATTACTAAATAGATGTGATACATCCATCCTCTTAATGTATTTTTTCTTTGATATTTCATAATAAAAAAAGAGATGACTACAATTTGTAGCCACCTCTGTGTTTTTTTTGTTACATAAAATTTACTCCTGCTCTAAGCATATCTAAATCAAAATCAGATCCTGCTGGGCTCACCATAAGATCTTCTCTTGTATCATCTTCATTTTCTTCATCTATAGGATCAACGTGTAGTATTTCGTGTATAGCTGGAACAATTAATTGACCATACTGATTAACAAAATATTGATGCACCTTTTGATGATCACCTATATAGTGTCCAGGATGAGATTCTTTCAAAGCATATGTAATATGGTTATACATACTCCATGCTGAGTTAGCATGAGCATTATATGTATGAGTTGGTTTATCAAGCTCACGTTTAACTATACCCACTTGTGTAAGAGTAAGGATTTCATCATTGGCAAATAATTCACCAAGAATTCTACCTTTATCTCTAGGAGTGAGTATAACATTCTTCAATAATTGTTTGTCATTTACTAAATTATCAAAATAAATCTTGGCGTTAGATATTTGAGTATTGATAGTAGTAAACACATCTTTTAATGTTGAAGTTCCCATATGCTTTCTATTATAGTTAGCAAGATCTCCAGACACTACACCATTCATGCATATAAATACTTGAGCACCTGCTGCACATTTAAATCTTTGTTGTTTGTTGTAAGAGTTACTCCAAGCAAACATAAGTCCCATGTCTGTGTCATTTCCATGTTTAAGGTGATATACACCTTGAGCAATTTGTCCATCTAAGCTAGTTTTATATAGCTCTCTTTCTATTTCGAAACCAGCTATAGAAAACTGATTTCTAGTTTCATCTATAATAGTTCCATGAGGAACCACTGCATATTGTCCTCCATGAGTAGGAAGTGGGATAGCTCTAAGTCTATCCTCTGTCATGTACGTTGTTTTAACTGGCATAACTATTTAATTATTGGTTTTAAAAAAGTGTTAATTGAGAATAAGCATTTGGTCTTAGTTTTTCTATTTGAGTTATCT